CTGCTGAATCCATACTCAATAGGGTAGGACTTGGCAAAAAAGAAACAATAGACCACAACGTGAGGGCAATCCACGGTATTGTAGTATTGCCACCGAAAAAGAAAGATTAATAATGACAGATAAAAAAAAAAGAAAAGATAAATTTTATAAGAAACCAAAACCTAAAATTATTCAAGGTGGAAAACGTCCTTCCCCTTATAGTAAGTTAGATCTAGATAAAAGATATCTGAGTAAACCTGAACTCCAAGAACTTAAAAAACGAGATTTAGAGAGGATGACTAAGGAATTTAGAAAAGATAAAGCCCTATCAAATAAAAAGAAAAAAGTTATGGATATCAGTACACGCAAAGCAAAACAATTAGCAGGATTAATACCAAAAGATTTATCAAAAAAAGCACTTATAGCACGAATAGCCGGTGTTTATATAGGTGGGTTATATACTGCATATGAATTAACTAAGTATTTAGGTAAGCGTGCTGAGAAAAAATTAAAAAAGATACGCCAAGAAAAAGGAACAAAACATCTTGGTTTGAAGAAACAAAAAAAAGCATATGGCGGTAAGGTAAATACCTATAGTTCACCACGCAGAACAACATATAAGGAATAATAACTATGAGTTTTAAATCTTTAAATGATAACTTAAAAAAAATAGGAGCACCCCCTGTATCTAGAAAAGTATGGGAAGCAAGAATGATAGTAATGAAAAATAAACTTGCTAACCCAGAAACAATGGAAAAATTAAAAAAAGGATGGGATAGAACAAAAACATTGCGTAAAGTGGCTCGTATAGGAACTCCAATAGGTGCAGCTACTGTAGTAGCAGGTATTTTATATGATCAATATTCTAAGAAAAAGAAACGACAAGAACGTAAAGAATCAGGAACAAAACATCTTGGAAAAGCATATGGTGGCAAGGTAAACACCTATACTTCACCACGTAAAACAACATATAATGACAAGTAAAAAATATACTACACCAACTAGAAAAGCAGATTTCAATGAAATACCTAAATCTGATTTTAGTATTGACCATCATAAACAGTCTAGGGCTGTAGGTAGACGAGGTCAACAAGCACACACACCTATCAGAACGCCAGCAATAAAGTCTAACATGCCTGTTATAAATCCGATGGAAAAAAAGCATTTGAAGAAAAAAAGGTATCAAAATGTCTAGATTTTATCACAACAAATTCTGGGATTGGGTTCAGAAACAACACACTAAATTAGGAAATTGGCTATGGGCTAAACGATGGAGAAATTTCGAGAAATAATTAATGATGCTCTTTATCCAGCGATAGACTTATTCTCTATACAAAAAGATGATTGGGGCATGCTCGTATTATATATAACAGCTCTTTATGCCATTATAATATTTCTTATATGGATATTAAAAATATAAAATGGGTAGACGACATAAAAAAAAGATTATGAGATTAATCAATGATATTTTAACTATTAAGAAAACAGGTAAGCTATCAGGACATACAGGTCCTCATGGTGCAAAGCCAAACAAGAGATAAATGATTATTAAAATGATTATATTATTATTATTACTAGGTATACTTACAGTTGGGTTATTACAATTATGGTACCCCTTTGGTTTTGAAGGTATACATTATCCTTAGTAGTGATTAAATATAACACACGAGAAAAGGCTACGCCAGAAGACTCTATGCGTAAAGCTTATATAGATGGGAAATGGATTCCTATCAAACCAGTAAAGGTTATAAAGGGCGGTAAAACAAGAGGACAGATGATGGGTGTAGTAAATGGAGAGTACATACCATACAAAAAAATAGGTCCTGTAAAGATACCGAAATAATTATGGTAAATGTAGTTCCAGAAGATAGGAAAGATGATATTACTTATCTTGAAGAAATGTTACAAGAAGTAGCTAAATGCTTAGCAGATAAAGTCTATGCTGATTGGAAAAGAACAAATAAATTAATAAGCAGAGATATTGCTATGGTTGTTACACCTGTTGATATAGTAGGCTATTATAAAACAATATTAGAAAAACGAACAGGAGATGTTATAGAGGATCTCGAAAAAAAGTCTACAGAAGATTTTGATAAATTTATGAAGGATTTTAAAGATGAGTAAAAACTATGGTAAGTCTAACTGCAAAGGGAAATTAAATGGTAGAGGACACACTGAGCAATCCAGAAAAACCAAAGCGAAGTTATCATTATACTCGTGAAAAACAACTTGAAATAGAAGCTAACAGAAAACTTAGAGAAGCAAAGAAAAAAGCACAGAAAGCAGCAGCCGATTCAAGAAAAGCAAAACAAAAAGCAAAACAGATAGAAGAAGCTCTACATAAGAAGGTAATAACACAAGATTTAAACCAACAACCAAAAGTAGTAAAGGAAATATTAGATGGCAGACCGATTGTTTTCAAACCTAACAAAGGACCTCAAACGGATTTCTTGGCAAGTCCTGAAGAAGATGTCTTATATGGTGGGGCTGCTGGTGGGGGAAAAAGCTATGCGTTACTTGCTGATTTATTGCGGTATGCTGATAATGGCAATCATCGTGCTCTCCTACTTCGTAGGACTCTTGGTGAACTTACTGAATTAATAGATAAAAGCAAACAGTTTTACCCGAAAGCATTTCCGGGTGCTGTATTTAAAGAAGCAAAAAGTATGTGGCAGTTTCCTAGTGGAGCCACAGCATTATTTTCATATCTTGATAAAGATACAGATGTTACAAGATACCAAGGACAAGCGTTTTCTTGGATAGGAATAGATGAAATAACACACTATCCAACACCTTATGTTTGGGAATATCTTCGTTCTCGTTTGAGAACAACAGATGAAAGTATAATTCCCTATATGAGATGTACTGCAAATCCGGGCAGTGTTGGTGGTTGGTGGATTAAAAAGATGTATATTGATCCTTCACCCCCTAATATAGCATTTCCAGCAGTAGATATAGAAACAAAAACAGAATTGAAATATCCGGAAAATTTTCCAGATAAAGAAAGAGCAGGTAAAGCATTATTTCATAGAAAATTTATTCCTGCACGACTAACTGATAATCCATTTTTAACACGAGGTGGAGAATATCAAGCGATGTTGATGTCTCTTCCTGAAGTAGAAAGAAAACGATTATTAGAAGGTGATTGGGATGTTGCAGAAGGTGCAGCATTTACAGAATTTGATAGAACAATACATGTTATTGATCCTATAACATTACCTAGGGGCTGGAATAGAATACGAGCAGCTGACTATGGATATGCATCTCCCTCTTGTGTTTTATGGGGTGCAGTTGACTGGGATGGTAATATAGTAATATATAGAGAACTATATGTTAAAAATCATACAGGTGAACAATTAGCCAATGTTATAATAGAATTGGAAAAAGATGATCCAACAATTATGATGAGTGTATTGGATAGCAGTTGTTGGAATAAAACAGGAACAGGTGCTAGTATTGCAGAAACAATGATAAGAAGAGGAGTTCGATGGTTACCAGCAGATAGAGATAGAATAGCTGGTAAAATTGCAATACATAGAAAATTACAAATAGATAGTTTATCTCTTAAACCACGGTTAACTATTTTTAAAACATGTACTAATTTGATACGAACACTACCTACACTTCCATTATCAAAACAAAATCCTGAAGATGTAGATACAAAGGCAGATGATCATGCTTACGATGCGTTAAGATATATGATTATGACTAGACATACAGGAGCTAGAGATTATATACAAGAAGCAAGAGAAGCAAGAGAAAAGGATGAAAAAATTAACAGTATTGCAGATACAATGTTTGGATATTAAAAAATGAAAAAATATTATAAAAATAAAGTTAGAAAAGCAAGATATGGTATGACACCCGTGTCAGGACGAGTTAATAGACTAGCAAGTAAAAAATCACCATCAAGAACATTTGCAACCCGTGATCCTCTTGATGTATATGAACAACAAAAAAAAGAAAGAGTACAGGCACTGGTAAAACGAGGTGAAAGTGTTGAAGATATAGCTACGGCATCAGGTATGACAGTTACTCAACTTAGAAAACTATTAAGTACATAAAATAATGGCTAATCTAGATGAACAAATAGATACAGCCTTTACTACAGTAGAACCAATTGTAGTTACAGCTGAACCAGAAAAAAAGAAACCATTATCAAAAAGAATCTTATCAGATATACAGGTAGGACTAGGAGAAATTATACCACAAGCATATAGTGGTGCGGCAGAAGCTATAAATGAAACAGGAAATCTTGCAGAAGACCTTGCAAGATGGGGTGGTAAAGATTTAGAAATTCCTGATCTCGATACTTATGGAGATCCAAAATCAATTACAGGTGCTGCGGCACGAGGTATAACACAGTTTGTTGTTGGGTTTATAGGTGCAGGTAAAATAACAAAACCTATTAAACTATTTAGAAAAGCAGGTGGATTTACAAAAGCATCAGTACACGGGGCAATGGCAGATGCTACTGTATTTGATCCAGAAGAAGCAAGATTATCAGATTTAATTGAAAGTAATCCATCATTACGAAATCCTATAACTACATATTTAAAATCAGATCCAAATGATACTAGAGCTGAAGGAAGATTTAAGAATGCTATAGAAGGACTTGGTTTAGGAGTTGTTGCTGAAGGTTTTATAAGAAGTCTTAGGGTATTAAAAAGTAGAAAAAAAATAGATACAGAGCTTGATAAATTACCTACACACGTTAGAACAAAATGGTATACTCCAGCAACTGTTGGTGCTAAAGGTGTACCAAGACGACAAACAACTATTCTTCATCCATTTACAAAAAAACCAATAGATGATGAAATAGGAGAAAATATTATTCGTAATATAGAAGAAAAAGGAGTTAATAATGCTCCATATGGATTTTTTTATAAAAATAAAATTAGAAACATAAATTGGATTGCTCCTCGTAGAGATTATATACACGGTACGTATGAAGTAAGTATAGATAAGGGACTACGAGAAGATAGAGCATCATGGATATTACAAGGTCCACGAAAAGCTCATAAAACAGGAGTATTTAAAGGTAGCAGATATAACCCTAAAGCAAAATATCAAGATATGCCCAGTGCTTTTAGAGGGAATAGAGGTAAAATAGATAGTAAAAAATTTAATTTTATGTTACAGGAGTATCTTGCAGATAGTAATGCAGTTTTAGATACTGCTTTAATAAAAGGAGATCCAAAAGGAAAAGTATTAGAAATAATACGAAAAGCATTTGATAGAGGAACTGCATCTCAAGAAGAAACTATAAATGGTATACGAGTTGTAAATAAAAAAGATCCTAAATTTACACCGTGGCATGCAATATCTAAAGATAATGTTGATGAATTTTATACTATTTTAAAAAAGCAAGCAAAAGAAAGTGGACCAAAATTTTTACATACGGCAAGATCTGTTAGGGTTTCAAAATTACCCATAGATCCTTCAGTAAAATCTGTTAAAGAATTAGCTAAAATTCCTACTAAACAAGAAAATATATTAAAAGATTTTCAAGTAGGAAGACCAACTGAAATAAGTATGAAATCATCTCGTGTGCATAAAGGCGTAAATACAATTATTAAGTCGATGCATAAAGATGTAAAAAAGTTAGAGGGTCCTTCAAGAAAAAGTGTAGAAGATTTTATAAAAGAAGAACCTCATTTAACTGTTGCAGATAAAAAAAAATTACGTGCTCAACTAAAGATTAAAAAACTAAAAGTTTCTGAATCACAAGATTTAGTCACAATAACAGATGATATACGCATACCAACTACACGTTTAGAAAGTATGCCCACATTTACTACTTGGCTAGATACTAACAAATCTCAGATAGTTAAAAGTAAAAAATACCAAGCTATAAATACAACACTAACTGATGTAGAGACTGTAATGTATGGTAAGAAGGAAATAATTGATCCTACTTTACCAATACCAAAACCACCTGTTGTAAAATTAACTAAAGATATTGTTTTTCGTGCCCTAAAACATACACAAAAAACAAATCCTAAAGCTAATACTATTATGAATATGCTTTATGGTTCTGGAATGAGAATTTCGGATTTAGTTAAAACTAAGATAAAAGATATTGATTTAGAAACAGGAGTTATAAATCTTAGAAATTCTGAAGGTGATGTAAGAGGACGAGCATTTATTCCTTCTCGTACAAGAGAAACAATAAAAAATTATTTAAAAACTAGTAGTAGACATATAAATAAAGATACTCCTTGGTTATTCCCATCAAGTAAAGGAAAAAAGCATTTAACAACAGAAGGAGTTGCACAAATTCTAGCTAAAACAGCAGATGACATTGGTGTAGATAGATCAATATTAGCACCCCATGAATTTAGACGTGCTTATGCTACTGATTTACAAGAAGCAGGTGTTCCTACTGAAACTATCCAAAAATTACTTGGACATAAAACTATAACTTCTACTGCTACATATATAGATCCTAAAGTCCCTAAAGGTCTTCCGGGTGCAGGTAAAGAAATAACACCACCAAAATTTTCAGAAACTATAACAGATACTAAAGTTGAAGCAAAAAAACTAATAGCTAACTTAGATACTGATGTAAGCCCATCTGCTAAATATAAAAAGAAATGGCAAAGTCAACAAAAAGCATTATTAGTTGATTTAGCAATTGTACATGAGATACCTCTAGATAGTTTAAAAGAATTAAAATTTGATGATATTACTGTAAAAGTAGATCCTATAAGTAAACTTGAAACAGTTTCTGTGCGAATAAAAGATCCAGCAGGTGGTTATATAACTATAGATAGGTTACCTAAAGAAACACAAGCAAGATTAAAAAGATATAAAAGAGATAATGAAATTAGTAAATCTATAGATGCTCGTGGAAGAAAAGTATGGATGGGAACACCCACATATGCTCCTCGTAGAAAAAATACATATATATTTACTTCTGGTGATGCCACAAAATTTACAACAGAAGCAGCAACTGTTAAAGTTTTACAAAGTAAACTAGCAAAAATAGGAAAAAGTGTAATAAAACCAAGACATGCTCTTCAAAAAGAATTAAAAGACCTAGCAATAACAGGAGACTGGTCTAGAACAATGGATATACCATTATTTATTCGTAGAGTAAAATCAATGGGTATAAAAGAGAAAATGGCATTTGCAGAAAGAGCAGGAGAATTTTTAAAAGATACCTATCGATATAGCACAGATAAATATGATAAATTTTATCGTGTGCATACAGAAGCTGGTTATACAAAAGAAGGTCCTAAAGAATTATTTCATGCTCTAGAAGAATTAGTATTTGAAGCCCAAGTTGCACAAACAATTATTGATACTTTACATGGTTTTGGATTAGGAGCTAAAAAAGGAATTAAGTTACCAGCAGTAAAAGATAAAGATGCACTACTTAATAAAGTTACAGAGGCTGTAATGGAAAAAATTACAAATAAATCTATACTTATGCCACACCATAATTTTAAAGTTTTTGGAACAAAAGATGTTGATAGTTACTTTTTAATTCCTAGAAGTGATAAATTCTCGGGATTAAGAGAAGGTATAAGAGATGCAAAATTTAGAACTAAACCAAGTAGAGGAAAACAATATTTTTCAAGTCCTGCGTATTGGAAAATTATACGTGATATAGGATCATTTATTTATTAACTTATTATTAACAATTGGAGGAAAATTATGCCAAATCCACACGGAAAAAAGTATGTACTTCACAGACATAAATGGGGTGCACTAGGTCACTCTAGCGATTATGATTCTTCTTTATATAGGGAATCCCTTGAGTTCGGTAATTCTATCGATCAAGGTGCTCTTATAAAAGACGAAGCTAAATCAGGCAAAGGCGGATCAGTAGATTCATCTGTTATGTCAAAAGGTGGCGATGATACATTAATTAAAGACTATTCAAAATAGGATATAAAATATGGCTGAGAATCTAACAGGAGATGATCAACCAGAGGAATTAAAAGAAGAAGAGTTACCTGCTGCAGTTGGATATATTAAAGCAAAATTTGAAGATGCAGAACAGGGTAGACTATCTGATGAAAACCGCTGGTTGAAAGCTTATAAGAATTATAGGGGTACTTATGATTCTTCTACACAATTTAAAGATTCTGAAAGATCTAGAGTATTTGTAAAAATAACAAAAACAAAAGTTATTGCATCCTTTGGACAAATTGTTGATATTCTCTTTTCCAATGGAGAAGTACCTATTTCTATAGAAGCTACACCTATGCCTGAAGGAATATCAGAATTTGCAAGTCTCGATTCTTCTGGTAAATTTAGCCAATCCGGTGAATTACAACAACCAGAATTAGCTGGATTAGAATCTGAATATGGATTATCACAAAATTTATACGAAGGTCCTAAAAAATTACCTGATCACAACGAAATAAAACCTGCTCAAGAAGCAGCATTAAAAATGCAAAAAGTAATTCGTGATCAATTTACAGAGACAAATGCAATATCTATATTAAGACATTCTATATTTGAATGTGTGTTATTAGGAACAGGAATTGTAAAAGGACCTTTTCATCACACAAAAATATTACATAATTGGGTATATCTAGAAGATGGACAAAAACAATATGCACCATCATTTAAACCAATACCTAAATTAGAAGCAGTATCATGTTGGGACTTTTATCCTGATCCTTCTGCAGTTAATATGGATGATGCTGAATATGTTATACAACGACATAAATTTAATAGGGAACAATTAAGAGATTTAGGTAACAAACCATTTTTTAATTTAGAAGCTATTAATGATTGTTTAAGTATGGGACCCAATTACCAAAAAAGAGGATTTGAAGATAATATATATACAAATGAAGATCCTACATATCTAGAAAATAGATTTGAAGTATTAGAATACTGGGGAAATCTAGATAAAACAATGACAGAAGAATTGGGTATGGATGTAGGAGAAACAGATGATCATCTCGAATCATTACAAGTTAATCTTTGGATTTGTAATAATAGAATTTTACGAGCAGTAGTTAATCCATTTCAACCCGCAAAATTACCATATCATTCTTTTCCATATGAATTACATCCTTATCAATTTTTTGGTATCGGTGTACCAGAAAATATGGATGATGCACAAATGATTATGAATGGTCATATGAGAATGGCAATTGATAATCTTAGTCTTGCAGGAAATATGGTATTTGATATTGATGAAACAATGTTAGTTCCGGGACAATCTATGACAATACATCCGGGCAAAATATTTAGAAGACAATCAGGTCAAGCAGGTCAAGCAGTTGTAGGATTAAAATTCCCAAATACTGCAGGTGAAAATATACAAATGTATGATAAGGCAAG